TATTATTCAAATTGTTAATGGTGATGATTTAGATTTAAGTTTTGGAACAGTTACTATCACAGGAGATGCAAGTTTTGAATTAACAGGTAGTCCATTAACATTAGGAAATGGTAATGTAACAGTTACTGCTGGAGCGACGGCAGATGTTACAGGAAACCCACAAACGTTAACAACAGGCACAGTAACAATTACAGGTACTTCTTTAGTTAACCCAACAGGAACACCAATTACCTTGGCAAGTGGTACGATAAATGCTATAGTTTGGACTGAAATAAATCCAAATGCTACAGGTGTTTGGACTGAAATAGATACGGATTTATAATATGGCATCAACATACTCACAAGATTTAGCTTTAGAAAAAATAACAACTGGTGAAAAAGCTGGTTTATGGGGAACCATAACTAATACTAATTTACAAATTTTAGAACAATCAGCATCAGGTTATATAGCAATAGATATGGCTGGGGCTAATATTACATTAGCTTTAACAGATGGTGCTACATCAAACGGTAAAAATTTATACTTTAAATTAACAGGTACTTTATCTGGTGATAGAACTTTAACTATGCCTGCTACAACTACAGGAGGTGTAGCAACTAGAGTTTTTATTATAGAAGATGCAACTGTTAGAGGAACATCAAATAGAACTTTAAGTGTTTTAACTGCAGGTTCTGCAGCTTCTGTTAAAGTTCCAGTAGGTGGAAAAATGGTACTATACTCTGATGGTACAGATACTAAATTAAGCATTTTACAAAAATCATATTATGCCATTAACGATACATTCGCACCTTACCCAGCAGTAGCTGGTGATCAATTAATTTGTAGTACAAATAATAACCCATTTACTATTAACTTACCGGCAACACCTAGTGTTGGTGACGAAGTTACAATTATAGATGGCTTAGCAACTTTTGCTACTAACAATTTAACAATCAACCCTAATGGATCTAATCTTAATAGTGCAGCAGCTAATTTAGTTTTAAGTACAAGTGGACAATCATTAACACTTGTTTACATTAATACTACTAGAGGTTGGACTTACAAAAATACTTAGGAGCTAACATATGGCTCTAACTCAAATTAAATTTGCCCCGGGAATAGACAAACAGGATACTTCTGTTGGTGCACAAGGTCGTTGGGTAGATTCTGATAATGTTAGATTTAGGTATGGTCTTCCAGAAAAAGTTGGTGGTTGGGCTTCTTTACTTAATCAAACTATTGTAGGAGTTGCTAGAAAACAATTACCATTTGTAGATAATACAGGTAATAGATATGTAGCTATTGGTACAGATAAATTTTTACTTATTTATTTTGAAGGACAGCTTTTTGATATTACTCCGTTTAGATTTGATGCAAATAATGTACAAGAACAATTTTTAACTTCTAGTGTTTCTGCAACAAATGGTTCAACAACTATAACTGTTACAACTAAAAACGGTGGAGCAGTTGTACCTCATGGTTTATCTATTGGAGACATGGTTGTCTTTAATAATTTTGCAGCAGGTACTACAGGTATTGCGACAGCAGATTTAGAAGATAAAGTTGTACAAGTTATTTCAATTCCTACAGTCAACACATTTACAGCAACAATACCAAACGCAGCAACAGCAACAGCAGCTGATGCAACAGTTGATATACAACCTTATCAAGTTGTTGGTCCTGCTGAACAAGAATATGGTTATGGTTGGGGTATTTCTACATTTGGTGGAGTTGTAACAGGTAGTACAGATACAGGTTGGGGAGTAGCAGTAGCGGCATCCACACAAACTCTAGAACCTGGACTTTGGTCTTTAGATACATTTGGAAATGTTTTAATAGCAACTATTGCTAATGGTAGAACTTATACTTGGGATTCAAATATTGCTGCTAGATTTACAACAAGAGCATCAGTAAATACAACAAATTTTTTAACAACTTTAAATCCAGTTGCATCAAGAGCAACTTTAGTTTCACCAACTACTCAGCATTTAATTCATTTTGGAACTTGCACAACTTACAACGATGCAAGCACACAAGATGATATGTTTATTAGGTTTTCTAATAATGAAGATATTAATGGTTATGATGTTAAAGCTACTAACACAGCTGGTACATTTAGATTACAAGATGGTACAAGAATTGTCGGAGCGTTAACCGCTAAAGAAACTATTCTTGTTTGGACAGATAGTGCTTTATATACAATGAAATTTGTAGGTTCACCTTTTACTTTTGGTTTTGAACAGGTGGGCACGAACTGTGGATTGATTGGTAAAAATGCAGCAGTAGAAATAGATGGTATTGCTTATTGGATGAGTAATAATGGTTTCTTTGCTTTTGATGGTACAGTTAAATCTTTACCATGTAGTGTTGAAGATTATGTTTATGATGATGTTGATACAACTAAAGGACAACAAATTTCTGCAGGTTTAAATAATTTATTTACAGAAGTTACTTGGTGGTATCCAACAACTGGATCTGATTTTAATAATAGATATGTTTCTTATAACTATGGAGACTCTGCTAAATTACCAGCAGGTAATTGGTACACAGGAACTAATACAAATGCAATTAGAACAAGTTGGTCAGACACATTAGTTTACCCACGACCCTACGCAACACAATACAATGAATCAGCTGTTGGTACTTTTCCTGCAGTAGTAGGTGTATCAGGATTAGGTCAGACCGTATATTTTGAACACGAAACGGGGACCGATCAAATTAACCCTGATGGTTCTACTACAGCTTTAACTTCTTTTATTCAATCATTTGAATTTTCTTTACAAAAAGATCAAAGTGAATTATTTTTAGCCATGAGAAGATTTTTACCTAATTTTAAAACATTAACAGGTAATAATAATATTACTATTGCTGTAACAGATTTTCCTGCGGTAGATGCAGCAGCTACTTCTTTAAGTCCTTTTACTGTAACTTCATCAACAAAATTTGTTGACACTAGAGCAAGAGGAAGATATGCAAGTATTAAATTACAAAATACAGCAGCCGGAGAAACATGGAGATTTGGAACATTTCAAGTTGACCTACAACCTGATGGAAGAAGATAATGCCTAAAGTAATTGTAAGACTACCTGAACCAAAAGAAGAATACGAAGTAGATAACCAAAGACAGATTAATAGATCTATTGCATTGATTGTAGAACAATTAAATTCTACATTCTTAACAGAACAAAGAGAAAATCAAGAAAGGTTTACGTGGTTTTATGGCTAATATTTATAAAAAAGTAAATACTGATTTAATAACTGCTACTGAAAAAGATGTTTATGTAGTTCCAAGTAATTCTAGATCTTTAGTTAAATCTATTCATATTTATAATGAAGGTGCAGGAGATGCTATTGTTACAATTAAACTTGAATCTAGTAGTGTAACTTATTTTTATCAAAAAAAAACTATAGCAGCAGATGCTCATCATGAATTTATTGTCAATATATTAGTGTTAGAAGAAAATGATAAGTTAAAAATGTTGTCAGATATTACCGGACCAGATATAACAGTCAGTTTATTAGAAATGAACAGAGAGGATAGATAATGCCGTTTACCGAAACTAAAGCTAGCATAAGATATGAGATAATTAATGGTACAAGAACACCAGTTTTAACACCTGAAACAGAGGTTACTTTAACTAATATGAAAACAGGTCAAGAGTATATGTCGGATGGTGAAGCGTTGTCAGATGTACAAAATAAAGAAACAGATACTAAAGCTGATGATATAAGAAGAGACGTTAAAATCATTGTAGAACATGTACCTTTAGGAGGAGATTCTAAATTATAAATTATTGACTAGACCTTAAAAACCTAGTAAATTGCTAGTTACGACATTATTTCAAGTTCTTAACTTGCACTTCAAACACAGAAAATTATATGGGATTATTTAAATCAGCAAAAAGATTCGTAAAAAAAATAACTAAACCAGTATCAAAGGTATTAGATAAAGTTATACCTAATGAGATAAAACCTTTATTACCTTACGCTGCAGCTTTTGCACCTTACATGATGCCTGTTGCAGGTATTGGTGCAACTCCAAGTTTTTTTCAAAGTGCAATAGGTAGAGCTTTATTATCAGGTGGTGCAAATTTAGGATCACAATTAGCTCAAGAAGGAAGTGAAGGAGACTTTTCTGGACTATCTACATTATTAGCAGCGGCTCAAGGATATGGTACTACTCCAGGTGCTGCAGAAAAATTAAGATCTGGTATTGTATCTGAAGCACCTAATAATATAGGTAAACCATTAACATTTTTAGATAAAACTAAAAATGTAGGTTTAGAAACTTTAGCTAAAGGTGCGGAAGGTTTAAGTAAAGCTAGAGATATATTATCTCCTGGTGGAGCTGAAGTAGGTTTAAATATGGAAACAGCTAAAGCAGCTATGATTCCATTTACACAAGGTTCAGGAGATTTAGCAATGGCCGCAG